AAATGGTGAAGCATTAACTATCATCGGTGATGGAGAGCAAAGACGCGATTTTACTCACGTAAGCGATATTGTAAATGCCAATATTATGGCTGCAATTTCAAATACGGAAGATCAATATTATGGAAAAGTTTATAATGTAGGAACAGGAAAGAATTATTCAATCAATGAAGTTGCTGCATTTATTTCTAATAATGTAAAGCATATTTCTCCTAGAATTGGAGAAACTAGAATTACTCTTGCAGATAATTCTAAAATTAAAAAAGTATTTGGATGGGAACCAAAAGTAAATTTAAAGGACTGGATTAATGGACAAAAATAAATCAGCATACAAATTGAAAAATTTTGGTCCAATATACTACTTGAATCTTGATGGGCAACCAGAAAGAAAGTTGTATATGGAAAAACAATTTGAATATTGGCAAATTGAGAATTACACAAGAATCTCTGCTTATGATGGAAGAGATGATGATCTAAGTGATATTATTAAAGGGAAGTATCCTGATATGGTTACTTCTGGGGAAATTGGGTGCGTAACATCTCATCTAAAAGCAATTAAGTATTGGTATGAAACTTCTGATAGTCCTTATGCAATTATCATGGAAGATGATTGTAATCTAGATATTGCTAAGTATTGGAATTTTACTTGGGAAGATTTTATTTCTAGAGCTCCTTATGCTTGGGATGTAATTCAGCTTGCAATTATTTGCACTGGAGATATTGTTGTTCCAATTCATAATAGATTTGTTAATGATTTTTCTACAGCGTGTTATGTTATAACAAGGCACCATGCAGAAAAATTAATTAAATCTCACATTCGTGGAGATAAGTACAAACTTGATAATGGAGTTAAACCTCGTCCAGTTGCGGACGATTTAATTTATAATTCTGGTGTAACATATGCAACTCCTATGTTGCTTTATAAGATTGAATTGGGATCCACTATTCATCCAGATCATATTGACGTATTCCATAGAAATAGTCATGATGGTATTCTTAATTTCTGGCAGCAAAGGGGATCTGAACTTTCATTGGAGCATATGACCAATTATGATCCATATTTGGGTAGAATTACGGAACCTTCCTCACCTTCATCCTAAAACCTTGACAGATTATTGAACTTGATCATATAATACTAAGACCTTGAGGAAACTTAAGGTTTTTTTCATATTCTATAGAAGAAATAAATTTTTATGAAACTCAAACAACTGATGCTTGCACCTGTTGCCATGGGAATGATTGCTCCTGTTGCTGCGAATGCGGCAGATCTTAATATGGCAGCAGTAAATCAATATTCCTCTGAGCAAGTTACAAGCGTTTCTCAACTTTCTGATGTTCAACCTTCTGATTGGGCATATCAGGCACTTAGCAACCTTGTAGAGCGTTATGGTTGCGTCGCTGGTTATCCTAATGGCACCTATGGTGGCGGTAAGGCAATGACTCGTTATGAGGCAGCAGCACTTCTGAATGCCTGTCTTGATCGTGTAACTGAAGTGACTGATGAACTCAGTCGTCTTACGAAAGAATTCCAAGAAGAGCTTGCTGTTATTCGTGGTCGTGTTGATAAACTGGAAGCACAAGTCGGCACTTTGGAAGCACAACAATTCTCTACCACTACCAAACTTCGTGGTGAAACCAAGTGGGTTCTGGGTGGTCTGTCTTATGGTGGTGATCGTAAGGGTGATTACGATGCTCTCCGTGAAGCAGTTTCCTTCAACTATGATGTGAAACTGAACCTGGATACCTCTTTCACTGGTAAAGACCTGCTGCGTACTCAACTTCGTGCTGGTAACTTTGATGACAGTGGTTTCTCTGGGTGGCGGTTTTGGTGCTTCGGTTAAGAAAGGTGCTTGGACCCTTGGTGGTGCCTATGTTGCTGGTGATGCAGACAAAGGCGATAGTGCTGAGGGTGGCATGTTCAATGGCAACTCTGCTGCTTCTACCACTGCTCAACTTGCCTACACCACTAAGAACTGGAACCTGACTGGTGCTTATACTTATTCTAACAACGGTGTAAGTATTCAAGGCACTCCTACTCTGACTTCTGCACTTCCTAATAGTGCAACTGGTGGGCAGACTAACTCGTTCTCTCTTGCTGGTTACTGGCAACCTTCCACCTCTGGTATTATTCCTTCAATCTCTGCTGGTTGGGGTTATAATAACTCTGGTTATACTGAGGGTGGTGATACTATTTCTCAGTCCTGGTATACTGGTCTGGTTTGGAAGGATGTAATTGCTAAAGGTAATGCTCTTGGTTTTGCAGTTGGGCAACCTACCTTTGTTACCAAGCAGAACGATGTAAATGCTCAAGATGGCAACTATGCTTTTGAGGCATATTACAAGATGCAAGTTACCGATAACATCGCTGTAACTCCTGCTGTGTTCTATCTTAGCAATCCTACTGGTAACGATGGTCTTGATACCTTCGGTGCGCTGGTTCAGACAACCTTTAAGTTCTGATTTTATAGGAATTTATACTTACTAAAGTTAGCATTCTCTAACAAGGGTGGGTTTCCCCCCTTGTTTTTTCTTTAGATTTCCTATATAATTCTGTTGTAAATCTTAATAAAGATAATGACGGTAACGAAAAATGAGTTCGGGCAAATGAATATGTTTGCCAAAGAACCTTCGATGTATATGACTAAAGAAGATCTTGAGCGTTATGGTATTGAACCTTATGCAGAAAAAGCGGAGAAAATGAATGGACGCTGGGCAATGGTCGGTTTTGTTGCTGGGATCATTTCTTATCTTAGCACTGGCAACTTCTTCTTCGGCATCTTCTGACAATTGATTGACAATGACTTCAACTATCTTTACAATTACTAGTGTTGCCTTTTTCGTTCTTCTGGCAGCATCCGTAGAAAAAATTTGTGAGACTTACTAATGACTGTTTATAACGTTACGCTTCAATCTCCCGATGGATCCGAAACGACTATTCAATGTCCCGATGATCAATACATTTTAGAAGCTGCTGAAGAGGCAGGTGTGGATCTTCCTTCTTCATGTAAAGCAGGCGCTTGCTCTGCTTGTGCTGGCAAACTGATTAGCGGTACTGTAGATAATGAGGAGCAATCGTTCCTCGATGACGATCAACTAGCAGATGGTTGGGTTCTTACTTGTGTTGCATATCCCACCAGCGATTGTGTGATTCTTACTGAACAGGAAGAAAATCTGTGACTTCTGGAATGCTCGGGCAATTTGCTCTTGCCCTTCAAGAACTTGGATGGGACGCCAATGATGAACTATCAGTTGAAATTGGCGGCGTAGCAGTTACAGGAACTGCAACTCATCCAGACGCTAATGTAAAGTGGGCGAAACCATTTGGAACCGTAACCTATCAGAACGACGCTTTTATTGTTATCAAAAATAAAACCAGAAGTCCTATGGTCTTCTCCCAACCCAATCCTGAACTTAAACAACACCACTCTTATCAAGGAGAAAAACAATGAACAAAATTTTTACTGAAAAGGCAGAACGTATTAATGGTTGGTTTGCAATGATTGGTTTCGTTGCTGCTGCTGGTTCTTATCTTGCTACTGGTCAGATCATTCCTGGCGTATTCTGATATGATCAATATTTTTAATATTTTAGGAAAGGGACAATCTATGGAGGTTAAAATGCGTAAAGAAAAATATATTATTCCACAAGTAGAATTTGTGTTTCGTGAAAATGGTGAATTTGTAAATCGTACATCTTCTGAACTTTTCGATGGAAAGCGTGTGGTCATTTTTAGCCTGCCTGGTGCTTTCACTCCTACTTGCAGTGCCTATCAGCTTCCTGGATTCGAAGAAAAATACGACGACTTTATTGGTAGTGGCATCGACGCTATTTACTGCATCTCTGTTAATGATGGGTTTGTAATGAATGCTTGGGCAAAAGATCAAAACATTCAGAATGTAAAACTTATCCCAGACGGAAATGCATATTTCACACGTTCTATGGGAATGCTTGTCACTAAGTCCAACCTTGGTTTCGGGGATCGCTCTTGGCGTTATGCTGCGGTCGTGGATAACGGAGTCATCGAAAAACTATTCGTTGAGGATGGGATGCGAGACAATGCAGACACCGACCCTTATGAAGCGACTACTCCAGAAGGTGTTCTCGAATATGTAAAATCTACAGTTCGAGAAACTGTTTCTGCCTAAAGATAATCAAAGCGCCCAAAGAGGCGCTTTTTTTATAAATATCTTCAGTGTTTATAGAGATAATCCATGACATTAGATCTTCATAACTTTTTTAAGTATTATGATGATAGTAATGCAAACCATGTTTCAGCAGTTCAATGGTTAGAGGATAACCTTCCTGCTCAGTTTCTTGACGATTCTGAAACAGATTGGATTGGAATTTTTAGAACTAAACCACCAACTCCAGAAGTTCTTGCAGTTCCTTATTTCAATCAGGTAGATAACTATAGAGATGCACATAGAACTTGCAACTCTTCATCGTGCGCTATGTGCCTTGCTTTCCTCAAGCCAGGAAGTATCAAAGGCGACGATGAATATGTTAAGAAAGTATTTGCGATTGGTGACACGACTGACCATGCGGTACAGACAAAAGTTCTGGCAGGTTATGGAGTTAAGTCACACTTTAGTTACAATCTTTCTTTTGCTGATATTGATAAGAGTCTTGATGCTGGGAAACCTGTTGTTATTGGTATCCTGCATCGCGGTTCTTTATCTGCACCTACTGGTGGGCACATGTGTGTTGTAATTGGTAAGACGCCAGATGGCAAAGGATATTATGTTAATGATCCATATGGTTCCCTCAACGATAACTATACTGGTCCAGTAACAAATGGTAAGAAGACCACTTACACCAAAGCAGTTCTCAAGCATCGCTGGTGCCCAGGCGGCAACGATGGTTGGGGTCGTATTTTTGACTGATAATAAGGAGAACAACAATGGCAAGAGTAGATTTACACAATTTCTTCAAATTCTATGATGAGAAGAACCCAAATCATGTAAAAGCAGTTCAATGGTTGGAAGATAACCTCCCAGTCAAATATCTAGAAGATAATATTGATTGGGCGGAAATTTATAGAGGAAAAAAGACTAGTGCTGCACCAGCATCCGCACCCGCTGCTGCAGCTTCTGTAACAGGTGGTGATGATGTTCCTATGATGGGACTTAAATTAATCAAAGAGTTTGAAGGATGCCATTTAAATGCGTATCCAGATCCTCTCACTGGAGGACTTCCAATCACGATTGGTTGGGGTTCTACCCGTAAGAAGGATGGTTCAGCATTCAAACTTGGTGATACACTTACACAGGCAGAAGCGGATGCACTTTTGATTGAACAATGCAAGAAAGAGTTTCTTCCTGCATTACGCAAAATCCCACATTGGAGTGAAATGTCAGATGGAAAAAGAGGCGCTCTTCTCAGCTTTGCTTATAATCTCGGCGCTGGTTTCTTCGGTGGTGATAACTTTAATACTATTACTAAACGCCTGAAGAATAAAGAGTGGGACTTAGTTCCTGATGCTCTTTATCTCTACCGCAATCCTGGTTCTAATGTAGAGGCAGGTCTTGCACGTAGAAGAAAGGCAGAAGGTGAATCTTGGAAGAAAGGATAGATAAATAGTAGCAATCATAACTGATTCTTGATCTTAACTGGTCTGAATCTACATACTCCGAGTCCTCTGTGACTTGGTGAATACTTTACTTTTAAACAACTTTAGTTTGTTTCGTTTAGTACACACAAACAGGAACATTAGACAGCACAATCACAGGACAGGGAACAGGTGTTAGTGTTGTTGATAATCCAGTAATCTTTAATGCACCTTCTCACGGAGCAGTAGGAAGTCCAACCCTTCCTGATAATTCTCCTAATCCATATTATCAGCCAGCAGTAACTCCATCTACTTGGGAATTTGCGCCATACGGAGATGCTGGTGCTGCATTACAACCTAATAGTCAAGCAACATTTGACCAAGCAACGGAATCACTTGGATTAACATCAGCAGAAAATCAAGCAATCAAAGATCTTCTTATACAGCAACAGCAGGCATCTGGATTAGGAAATCCAACTCCTACTGATGCTGCTTGGATTACAAAATCAGTTACATTGGAAACTGGTAAAGTTTATACAATGTCTTGGAATTACATCGGAACTGATTATGTTCCTTTCAATGATGGTTCTATTACATCACTTGTTTATCAGGGAACAGGTTCATCTCCAACAGTAACAGTTAATAATCAACTTCAAAACTATGCATTACTTGGATTTACCAATCCTGGAACTGGTGACTATTCAACTGGAACTTATGGTTCTACTGGATGGCAGTATTCAACATATCAAGTAGGTGCTAATGGTGATTATCTCTTAGGATTTGCAGTATTCAATCTTGGAGATACCGCATTATCACCAGTTCTTTTAGTTGATAGTCAGCCTGGAACTACAACACAGAACGGACAAACATTTACACCTGTTGCTCCAAACAATCCAGATGCACCATCTGTTGATGAGGTAGCACCAACTCCAACCCCAACTCCAGAACCCACTCCTGAACCTACACCAGAACCTACACCAGAACCTACACCAGAACCCACTCCTGAACCTACACCAGAACCTACACCAGAACCTACACCAGAACCCACTCCTGAACCCACTCCAGCACCAGAGCCAACTCCAGAACCAGAACCCACTCCAGATCCAACACCAACTCCTGAACCTACACCAGAACCAGAACCACTAACATTAGTAAATTCTGTAACTGTTCCTGCACCTGGACTTCCTGTTGTTTCTAAAACTGAAATAACTCATAAGGCATCTGAGAAGGATGGAGTTCAAAAGATTAGAAGAAACTTTGAGACTACAACTGAAACTCCTTTATTAAGACAAGATACTTATAGTGATAACACTGTAGTTTATTCTCTACTTCTTTCTGTTGATACCAAGAATACTCATGATGCTCTTTTTGGACGCACAGACCAACATGATGTTTTAGATAAGATTGGTGGTGGATTACAAAATCTTTTTATCTACGAACCAACTGAGCCAACTACAGACAGAGTAAGAGTATTCAGCAACAACTATTATTCCTGGTCTCACGGTGATTATGGATACTACGGTAAGTCTCTGATTATTGGTGGTGGATTAGAAATTGATATCAAACCAACTTGGACTATTGGTGGTCAATATAATAATGTGAATATTGATTTGGATGGTGTTGATAGCACTTCTAAACTTATTAAGAACCATTATGGTTTCTTCAATATGTTCCGTGGAAATACAACATCACTCTTAACAAATGTTGGTTTCTCCCAAAACAAATATAATGTATCAAGAAATGTTCAGGGTATCTTTGGAAACGAAAGTTCGACACAAGGAAAAGAGTGGTTTGTTAATAACAGATTATTCTGGCATCTCAATAAGAACGTAACTCCATTTGTTGGATACACTGTTGGTAATTATCAGAGAGATGGTTTTACAGAAAGGGGTTCTATTCAATCCAGAAGAACTGTTGATGCTATAAACAAAACTTCACATTCTGGTGAGGTTGGTCTAAATATTTCACATCGTTTTGGTGGTAAGAAAAAGGATTTATTCGGCATAACTGTCGGTGGTTCTTATGAAACCAGTGGAATGATTGAGGCAAATGCTTCTGTTGATTATAAAGAAATGGTAATCATTGAAGGAATACATCAAATAAATGATGGAGTTTCTAATACGGTGGTTTCTGCGAAACTTAAATTTAAGTTCTAAAATCCTAAATATTAAAGACTTCATCACAAGGACTGATGGATAAGAAAAAGGAGAATGCTTTGGGGCAAGTAATTCGTATTGCCATCCTTGGATGGTCTGCTGCTCTTCTTACCGCAAGTTATGCTGGGGCTCTATCCAAGATGGACCCCACTTTCATTGCGACCGTCTTTACTGCCTCTGCCGCAACCTTTGGAATTAATACCATGAAGAAAGGTGGAGATGATGAAGACGAAAAAAAAGAAGAACCACGTAGAGAAGTTGTAGTAGAACCAACTCCAGAACCACCAGCATCAGAAGATGTTGCTGTAGAACCAACTCTTGAAGAAAGAGTTGAATTATTAGAAGGTCAAGTACAGCCCCGCACAGGAGGATCATAATGGCAAAGTCCGCAAATAAATCTAAAAAAGGTGGATCGAATTCTGCCAATAATAAAAAGCAGAACTCTGGTAATGCTAATGCTAAAAAAGCAAAGAATGGCGGCAAGAAAAAATGATCGAGTTTGTGACTTTGACTATTGTTGGACACATGATAGTTGGACCTGATTTATGTCAAATTGATTTTTTAGGTGAAAATAAAATTTACACATTTACATACCAATGCCAAGAGAATGGAACACTCCAAAGAGAGAGTGTTGGAATGCTCCCATCCACCAAATACTCAAAGCTATAGATAATCACACCCGTCTTTTTATGGAGACGGGTGATTTTTGGCATGAAGAACAGGCCCAGATGTTGAGAAATTATGTGAAGGATTTGAAAGTCTGGATACATAAACAAGAAGGATGGTGGAATGAATGAAAAAATTCATCACAGCAATCGGTTTATCATTAGTCTTAACTCTTCCAGCAATTTCTGCATCACTCGAACCAAAACAACCTACAGTAAGACCTTACAGTTTAGAGGCAATGGGTTGTATGATTCTTTTAGAATGTACAGAAGGTCTTGAAAAATTATCAGCAGAATCGGAGTTTTTAAAAAGTCAGGACTTCGATCCATTTAGAGAAGAAATAGTAAAAATTGTAACTGCTCTGAATAAACTTGAGGTCCCAGTTTATGTTGCACCAGAGAGATATTTTACTCCAAGAACAGTAGGTTTATATAAACCAAACTATAATCGTTTCTTTATTAATGAAACTCTTGTTAAAGATCCAAGAGAATTTTTAGGAACTTTGAGGCATGAAGGTTGGCACACTGTTCAAGACTGTATGGGTGGTGGATTAAAAACTTCATTTATGGCACAAGTTCATCAGGACAGTGAAATACCTGCATGGGTAATGAAATCAACTAGACTTACATATGAATCAATGATGCAAAGTCGTGCTGTTCCTTGGGAGGCAGATGCGAACTGGGCAGAAGAACAATCTAATGTAACCGCAGAGAAGTTGGAAATGTGTGCTCAAGGTCCTCTGTGGGATCAAATTCGTCCAACTCCCATGACTATGGATTGGTTAATTGGTTGTGGATTTATGAAACCACAGGAAGGAAAGTATCCATACCATCCAAACAAAAAAGTTGAGTATTGCACTGAAGGTAAGTATTAATGTCTGAGTTTCCTTGGGGAGTTGTAATAATATTAGGGTCGGGTCTTATCTTTACTGCATATATCATTTACTACATATTAAAGTTAGCACACGAGGAGATGAAAAATGAAACATCTGAGTCTAATTCTATCAATCACAAGTCTGGGCATTAGTGCTGCGATTGGTGTGGGTGCTTATATTACCTATCAAAAAGCACAAAAGATTCTAGACAATCCAGAAGCCTTTGTTGGTGCTGTTGTAGAAAAGCAAGTTAATAAAGCATTTGAAAAACTACCCATTCCTAAACTAAATACTGAGAAGTTCAAATTACCATTCTAATGGACAATAAAGATCCCTATATCTATAGAATACGTCAAATTCACAAGGTTGTAGATGGTGACACTATTGACGCTGATATTGATTTGGGTTTTGATATCTCCCTTACTAAGCGAATTCGTCTTGCTGGTATCGATACCCCAGAGAGCAGGACAACTGATGCGTATGAAAAGAAACTTGGTCTCGAAGTTAAAGACTGGCTCAAGCACAGATTAGAAGGTGCTAAAGATATTCTCATCAAAACAGAACTACCTGATAGCACCGAGAAGTATGGTCGCATCATCGGTCATCTGTATATCAATGGAGAAGTAACATCTATCAACAATCAAATGGTTGCTGAAGGATATGCTTGGGAATATGATGGTGGCACAAAGAAGAAAGATTTTAATGAACTGATAGAAAAAAGAAAGAAGTGATATATTTCAATATTGTTAGATTATTTTTAATTATTTGGTCTGCTTTGATGATTTCTGCTGTTGAGTCTGTTGCGATTAGAACAGAGGGTCAAGTTGAACTAGAGAGTGCAAGTCGTGATGCTTATGCTAAGGTTCTTATTCTTGCAGTTGGATCATTTCTTGGCGATGCTGCTTTTAAGTTAAAGAAAAAATGAAAAGAATAGTTTTACAGTTTTTAATTTTAGCAAGACTTCTAACTCACGACGGAATAATGCTTGAGAATAGAAGACCTATTCCTAAGCGACAACCACCAGAAGTGATTCGTTTTGTTAGGAGACCCGCACGAAGAGGACGTAAAAAATCGTTACAATTTGATATTTTTTATTAAATAGTAAAGATTTGTTCAAGGTGTTACACAATGTCTCAGACACCAGCAAAGGATAGGCGTAAAGAAGAGAAGGATAATATCTTTCTAGAAATTCTTTATAACGTTTTAGTTCAATTACCAGCAATAATTGTTGTGTGGATTATTTCTAAATTTACTTCAGATTGAGAACTTAGCAGATAGTTTTTTAGCAATTTTCTTAGCGGGGGCAAAGAGAGGTTTAAATCTTTCTTTGCCTTCTTTTGTGAATTTATCTTTAATCACATCATCGATAATAATTTTATTATCAATTTCGTAGAGAGCATTGATTTCAACTTGGTCACGGATATATTGTTCTACATTAGTTACTTGTTCGACCAAACGAGTTCCTTCAGCAGAGTATTCAAAAACATCTACGTGACCACCTTCTGCTAAAACATAATGTAGAACTGGTTTAACTTGTTTGATTTTAATCTTAAACTTATTCTTTGTT